TTTTACATGCTCAATTGTATGCAATATATCATCAAAAGAATAAGTAGTTATGAGATTTAACGATATATCAAAGCCTCTTATTACGGAAATAATATTAGAAGCGGAAAATAAAAATACTCACTTAGAGCATTTAGAAGATAACATTTTTAATAAAGGTTATGAAGGCGCCAAAGAAGCAATAAATTATCTATACAGCCTACAACAAATGCTAGATGGAAGTTCAGAAAAACCTGTTAGCATGACAACTAAGTGGGACGGAGCACCCGCCGTTATTGCAGGTAAAGATCCACAAACAGGTAAATTTTTTGTAGGGACAAAAGGTGTATTTGCACAAAAGCCTAAAATTAATTTTACAGATAAAGATATAGAAGAAAATCATCCTTCAGAAGGCCTACGGGATAAATTAAAATTAGCATTAAAAAGTTTAAAAGGATTAACTTGGGACACGGTTGCACAGGGAGATATGCTATTTTCAAAAAGTGATTTAAAAACAGTTACAATAGACGGAGAAGAGTGTTTAGTATTTAAACCTAACACTATTGTATATGCTATTCCAACTAATAGTGACCTTTCAAAGCAAATTACAAGTGCAGACATGGGTATAGTATGGCATACAGAGTATGTAGGAGGACCTACATTAGCCGATACAACTGCAAAATTTGGTTTTGATAGTAGTGTACTAGGTAATAGCAGTAAAGTATGGCATAGAGATGCATTAATAAAAAACTTACGTGGAACTGTGACACTGACACAAGAAGAAAACAACACTATAACATCCTCTATTAAAGAAGCAGACGGATATTTAAAAGGTATAGATACTGAAACTTTTAGTTGGTTAGAAAAAGGTAATGATTTAATAGGAAAAGATTTCCTACAACAACTAAAGGCACATGTTAATAATAACATAAGAGCAGGCGCTTTTGACGAGCCCACTAAGTTTGCACAAGGCTTTGTACAAAAGTATATTAACTTTATGCAAAAGAAAATAGATGGATATAAGACTCAGGCAAAGCAAGATGAGATGAACGAAAAATTAGTACAAGGTGTTAAGTTCATTAAAGAACATGTACCAAGTATAGTAAGTGTGTATGATTTATATTTAAAAATTATACAATCTAAAATACTTATTATTAAAAAATTAGAAACAATTAGACAGTTGCCTACATTTAAAGAAACAGAAAACGGTTACGAGGTTACTGGCGAAGAAGGATTTGTAGCAGTGGATAGAATAGGTAATGCATTAAAATTAGTAGATAGACTAGAGTTTAGCAGATTAAACTTTGGTACAGGAATGCCAGGTAAATAAAATGGAACTACAATTAATAGACCAAGAAATATCAGAAGCAAGGCTATTTAGAACTACTAATCAATTTAAAATTTATAATGGTAGAGCTATAGCAGACTTGTTGTATCTAACATCCTTAACTACATTTATGATGGCTAAGGACGAAAAGCAAGAAGGATTTGCTAGAGCCTATGCAAAGCAAACATCACAATATGGCAAGTATAATTTTTTTAGAAGTCATGCAACTGATTTATATTTGTTAGCATATCAGGTCAATGATCCTAGTAATAGAAATATTAGCCTTAAACATCCTATAGAAAGTAAAATGTTTTTAAATAGTTGTAAGTTCAATGCTATGCATCATTGGCAGTTCTTTACTAAAGTAGGACAAGGCAGAGAAAATTCCAATGATAGTGTTGTATACTTTATGAGATTAGAGAGACAACTTAAAATTAGTAATGCAAAATATAAACAATTTCGTAGATTAATTACAGACTGGAAAAATTTAAAATATAGATCTAAACAATTAGTTGTAGCACAAATTGTACAAGAGTTTAGAAGAATAGGTAGAGGCAGTGAAATGATAGGGCCTTTATCTACAATGACAAAATATAAAAGTTATAGGATGTCAGATAAGTATAAAAAACCAAGTACAACTAGAAGAGTTGCAGGTGCGGCCGCAGGTGCAGTAGCAGGACGATATCTAGGAAAGAAGATTGCAAACAAATTAGACAAAGATGTTGATAAATATAAGAAAGCAGGAACAGGCATAGGTGCAATAGCAGGATATTGGGCTAGTGGAAGGCAGAGGCAAAAATGAATATAGGTCAAGTAATATTAAAAGAAGAACTATCATGGTCAGATGTACAAATGAAGTACTCTGGTAATACTGTTCTTTTACAAATGATTATGCAAGCCGGACAAGATCCTAGAAACCAAACAGATGGAAAAACAGACTGGGGGTCAGCAATTGACCTAGGTAGTGCAAATTATCAAAAGTATCTAGCAGATCAGAAGACGAAACAAGCAAAATCTGATAAAACAAAAGAAAAGCCTGATAAAGATGATTCTATTAGTAAAAAAGTTGGTGCTCAAATAGGAAACCAAAATGCATATAAAGGTGGAGCACAGATACCAGGATTAAAAGACTTGCCTAAATTAGATACGAGTACATTAGCCAAGTCCGCAACAACGTCATTTGCTCTTGGTAGGGCACTTGGAGATTTTGCAGGAAACAAAGTCACCTATACGCCTAAACGTTCAACAATGGCCGCTAGTAAGAAAAATCCTGGAAATAAACTTTAAAAAATCCACCTAAATAGATAAATATAAGTAACGCATAGAAAACTATGCATTCTAATTAGGAGAATAAAATGGCACAAGTAGATAGAAGAGCGGCGGCGGCAATGGAAGTTATTGGTAAAGATGTATTCCTTAAGAGTTTTACTCAACAATCAGGAAATATTACAGCAACTCAATTAACAGCATTAGTTAGCTCAGTTCAAAACTTAAACCTTTCATTATTAAAAGTTGGCGCAGTAAGTGGTGCGGCAGTTAATATGATTGTAGAAGGCGCAGACAACTTAGCAAATGGCGACATCGCAGGACACGTTATTGCAGACGTCTCATTCTAAGTTTATAAACTTAACAAAAAGATCCTCACTTAGTGGGGATTTTTTTTGGCTGAAGGAATCGGAATACTGATAAATAGTGTAATACAGGAGACACATAATGGTTGCAGGAAATAGAAGCGGAGCAATGGGAAGTAGTGAATCACTTTCAGGTAATATAGAATTTTATACATTGTTCACAAGTTTAAATATAACAAGAACTGGAGATTTTTCTGACAGTAGCCAGAAAGATTTTGAAAGTGTTGTGCAAGTAATAGGTTTAAGAGCACAACCGGTTGTAATGAATGAACCAGTTGCTTTAAGCGGAGTAGGTGCAAATGTTCTAGAAAATTACGGAGCACCTAGTTTAACAGGAGCAGGTTGGATTTTTAAATTTGCTTTTGAAAGAACAGATGTACACACTATAACTACACTTACAGACGAGTTGAATGGGATAGTATTAAATAGTGGAACTATAGATACTAAAAGCACAATTAACATGGAATTTAGTAAGCAAGACTTATTATAATAAAAAGATGCCTAAAAAGAACGAACCAGAAAAAATGCCTAAGCCTTATGTACAAAGTGGCGATATTGAGGCACATATAATTGCAGACATGCTTCGTATAGAAAGCATCACAGCAGAAATAAAAGAATTTAAAGAGACAACAAAAGAGCGATTAAATAAATTAGAAAGTTGGATAATTGCCATTGTTGGATTAACATTTACAACACTTATGACAACAGTTATAGGATTATTAATGAAGGTACTATGAGATATTTAGATATAGTAGAAGAGATTACATTAGACGATGCAGAAGACTTTCACGAAGAGTTTGGGTATGTAGGATATAGTATTGACGAAAGTGATATGTTTGAAGCAGAATATCAAGGACGTAAAGTTAAACTAAACAAGCCTATGCAAGGTGACGTTAAGAAGTTTAAGGTATACGTTAAAGATCCTAAGACAGGTAATGTGAAAAAAGTAAACTTTGGACACGGTGGTTCAAGTGTAAAGGGTAAGACAATGCGTATTAGGAAAAGTAATCCTAAAGCAAGAAAAAGTTTTAGAGCAAGACATAATTGTTCTAACCCAGGACCTAAAACAAAAGCACGTTATTGGTCATGTAGGAAATGGTAATATGAGACTAGAAGAATTTACAGATGTAACTATTACAGAAGGCAGAATGGTATGGCGTAAAATGGGTAATACTATTAAACGTGCCGTTAGATGTACTAGTGGAAGACGTAAAGGAAGAGTTGTATCTAATGTTAGTCAATGTAGTGCTCCTATAGATTTTAAAAAGAGACTAACATTAAAGAGAACAAAAGCAAGAATGGGCACTCGCATGGCAAAAAGAGCTCAAAGAACAAAGAAATTTAATCCTAATAGTCGTAGATTGCGTACTATGAATAAGAGACGTAGATAATGAAGTTTACTGATGTAAAAACTTTAGAACATTTATTGAAAGAATATTCTTATAATTCTTCAGGTGCTCCAGAGAAATCAGGCGACCAAGGACATGGAACTAAGGCAAAATCCAATATATCAATCGCTAAAAAATCTACACTTTCTCCCACAGTAACTGGAACTCCTATAAAGAAACAGGAGCCTACACAACCTGTACAACCAATACAAGCAAAAGATATCAAAACAGACCCTTTAAAAAGAGAACCTAAATTTGTTTCTACAAAAAATGGAAAAGAACCTTTAGAAGTTGTCTCTCCTGTAAATGACGGTGATAATCCGGAAGCCCTTGTAGTAAAAGATAAAAAAGGTAATTTCACAGCAATAGCAAAAGACGAAGAAGTGCAGGAAATACCAGAAGGTAGATTATCTAAAATTGCAAAACGTAAAGGCAAAAAAATAAGAATTAAAAGTCTCAAGGGCAAGATTAAAAGATTATCTAAAAGTAGAATTAAAGAATCAGATCCAAAATTATTTGAAATAAACTTCAACAGAAAAGAAATAGTAAAATCAGCCTTTGATGCTCCTGTAAAATGTGGCTTTGAAGCAGAAACATTTTTCTATAGTGTAGATGGCAGTGGTTCAAGTGACGATATAGATAATATGAGCATTGATGATATCGAATACGAATTTGGTGAATTGCCAGAACAAGCATATGAAGATTATTCAGACTGGTTATACACAAAAGGACAAGAAGAATATTTAGATGATCTACTAACTGACAAAGTAGAAGAAGTTAAAGAAGATGAAGATTACCTAAACGAATTTATAGATAGTGGTGGTGGTCCAAGTTCAGAAGCAGTAGAAAGATACAAAGACAATTTTGAAGAGGAAGATCCTAAAGAATATGAAAACCGTGAAGAAGATGGTTGGGAGTATATAAATTGGGTAAGAGAGTTTGTTGAAGAAGAGTACGAAGAAGAATATTTAGCCTGGTTAAGAAATGAAGTTGCTGAAGAATATGATTTAAGTGACGAAGCCAAAGAACTAGCAGGTGGTGACTATAGCATGGGTGACTGGATTGACGACAACTATAGTTACATAACTAGTTTCCTTGATGATTATGGATATGAATACAGTAGATCAGGTGGAGATGTCGAAGGTGTAGCAGATGAATTAATGGCATGGATTAAAGATAACAGTGAATTTCAAAACTATCCGGAGTCAGGCGATTACGGAGATACGAATACTACAACTGGTTGGGCAGTAGAAAATGACAGCAGTATAGAGGCTGACGAAGGTGCCGCGGCAGAACTTATATCACCTGTATTTAATAGTCCCAGAGACATGCTTACAGAAATGAAAAGTTTGTTTGACTGGAGTGAAAAAAACTTTGGCGCAAATAGAAGTACTGGACTACATGTTACTATGAGTTGGCACGGTGAAGCCGCAGGCCAACAATCAAATGCAGAACCAAACAAATTAAAAATGGCATTGCTGTTAGGTGACGAATATTTACTTGCAG